GGCGGAGAAGTAAGAGGTGGTGGAGCAGCTATTAGAGGAAAAGGTTTTAAAGGAGTGTTCTAAATGCTTCCCGCATTAAGTATTATAGCTCCTTTAGCAAAGATGTTGTTTGCTACCGTGGACAAAGCTATCCCTGATAAAGATCTAGCAGAAAAATTAAAAGCTCAGCTTAACACTCAACTATTATTATCCTCCACAGAAGAATTAAAAGCAGCGGCTTCTATTGTAGAAGCAGAGGCAAAATCTAACTGGTTTGTAGCTAGTTGGAGACCTTTATTAATGTATGTATTAATATTTATATTAGTGTGGAATTTTGTCTTAGGACCTGTCATAAGAATCTTTACTGGAACTATTATTACGTTTGAATTACCAGGAGATGTTTGGACTTTATTAAACATTGGACTAGGTGGTTATGTAGTGGGAAGATCTGGTGAAAGTATTGCAAGAACACTTGCCAACAAAGGAGAAAAATAATGGAAAAACTAAATAAGTTTATTGATTTTGGAAAAGAAGTATTAAGAATAGCTTACGTTGTAACTACGTGGACTGTTTGTAAAATACTATTCATTAAACAATGTAAATGCGAAGACAACTGCGGATGTAACAAATAATGAAAAAATCTAAAAGCACAGAAAAGAAAAAGACGCACAAGATGCCAAACGGAAAAATAATGAAGGGTGCTAAGCATAAAAAATAATGGCTAAACCAGGACTATACGCAAACATTCATGCTAAAAGAAAAAGAATGGAAGCAGGCTCAAAAGAGAAGATGAGAAAAGTTGGATCCAAAGGAGCTCCTACTTCGAAACAATTTAAACAAGCAGCTAAAACAGCTAATAAAAAGTAATGAAAAACTTTTTAAAAAAACTAGTAAACAGAATACTGGGAAGAAGATGTACTTGCGGCAGATGCCGTTGCGAATAGTATAGAAAAGGTCTTTCTAAAAAAGAAAAAATAGTATAGAACTTCTTTATGATTAAAGGAGATAGTACAGAATACGACCTATTAGAAAGCGCTTGTAAGCTAGTCCCGTGGTCCGAGGTTCTTTCTGCTGAGATCGGAGTACGTCAGGGACAAGGCTCTAAGATTATTTTAGATTCTTTTAAAGACAAGACCCACTGGCATATTGGAATTGATCCTTATGGTAATTTAGATTATCAACATTACGACACCACAGGAACTTATACTTGTGACTATACCAACAGTATGAAGTTACAGCTACTCCAAGATTTATCTTATGAACATTTTACATTGTACTCCATAGGCGATGATGAATTCATGAAACGATTTGCTGATGGGGTACCTATCTACCGAAATACAAAAAAAATTAGTAACACCTACGATTTAGTTCATTTTGACGGTCCGCATAAAACCATAGATGTGATACGGGAAACTATGTTCTTTGGAGACAGGGCTAGAATAGGATCTGTATTTGTTTATGATGATTACCCTAAGTATGATATGAATGTTATAGGAACTATATTAGTAGAATATTTAGGCTTTGAACCTGTCTTAAAAGGTGATAATAAAATAGCTTTACAAAAGAAAAAAGATGCTTGATTTAGGAACCTTAGACCAGGTTAAACACTATATTAAAAAACAAATAGAACAAATCAAAGACCATTTATGCTATGGTGTAGACACAGTAGATAAACTCCAGTACTCTAGAGGGAAACTCAATGCCCTAGAGGTGTTGCTTCAGGATCTAAAAGACCTGCAGAAGAACATGGAGAATGTCGATGACGATAATAACCCCTGATACGTCTTTACTAGGCGTGTCGCAAGATACTGTTGCCCCTGAATCTAAGGAGCAAGAGATACCCACCGATTCAGAAGGTATACAAAAATATCTGGATGTAATTCCCAAACCAGTAGGATATAGAATTTTAGTTAGACCTTATTCAGGTCCTAAAAAAACTAAAGGCGGAATTTTACTTACCGATAACGCAAGTGAAACTATTCAAATGACAACCGTAGTTGGTTTAGTTGTTTCTATGGGAGATCTTTGTTATGCAGATAAGACTAGATTCCCTAATGGTCCTTGGTGTAAGGAAGGCCAATTTATTATTTATGGAAGATATGCTGGCTCAAGATTTAAAACAAAATATGGAGAACACCGTATTTTAAATGATGATGAAATTATAGCCACCATCAGTAAACCCGAAGACATACTTCATTTATATTAATAGGAGAACAAAATGATAGAAGCACAAAAACAAGCTAAGATTCAACCAGAGGTTGAATTAGATTTGGATGATGCTAAAGAGCAGGATATCCAAGTAGAAACAAAAGAAGAAAAATCAAAAGAACCAAATTTAAATTCTGGTGAAGTTGATTTAGGTTACACGTCTCATGGAAAAGAAGACAACAAGGAAGAATTATCTATTGAACAAATAGAAGATCAACCTGTTACTACTAAACCAAAAGAAGAGCCTAAAAAAGAAGCGGATAACTTATCTGAGATAAATGAATCTGTTCAAAAAAGAATAGATAAATTAACAAGAAGATATAGAGAAGCAGAGCGCAGAGAACAAGCAGCTTTAGAATTTGCAAAAGGCCTTCATAAAAAATATGAAACTTCTGAAAAAAGACTAGACACTGCAGATGAACAGTACTTAAAAGAATTTGATGCAAGAGTAGATGCACAGAGAGAACAAGTACGAATCAAATTAAGAACCGCCATTGAATCTAATGATGCAGATGCAATCATGCAAGCGAATGATGAGTTAACTCAACTTGCCGTTCAAAAAGAAAAAGCTAAATTGCAAATGGCAGACCGTACAGAACGATTAAGACAGCTTGAAGAGCAGAAGAAAGTACAAGCTTCTGAAATACAGGAACAGCAAAGAGCTAGACCTGTAGACCCAGCACCTAGTGGAAAAGCTAAGACCTGGGCTCAAAAGAATACTTGGTTTGGAAATGATAAAATCATGACTAATGCCGCTTTTACCATCCATGAGGATCTAGTGGGTATGGGTGTAGACGTTGAAAGCGAAGAGTATTATAATGAAATAGATAAACGAATGAAGGATAATTTCCCTCATAAGTTTTCTATACAAGAGCAACGAAGAGAACCCGTCCAACAAGTTGCTAGTGCTGGTAGACAACAGCAAGGACGCAGAACTGTGAGACTCACCAAGTCACAGGTGGCTATAGCCAAAAAATTAGGGGTGCCACTAGAAGAATACGCTAAATACGTGAAGGAGGTACAATAGTATGAGCGATAATAAAATAATTAAGACTTCACGCGCGACTGAAGAACATAAAGAGGCTTTGAGAAAGAAACCTTGGTCGCCACCATCAGCTCTGGACGCACCACCTGCGCCAGTCGGCATGGTCCATAGATGGATCAGAGTCGAGTCTATGGGTTTTAACGATACGGCAAACGTATCTAAGAAACTTAGAGAAGGTTGGGAATTTGTAAGAGCCGAAGAAATTAAAAATTCTATCGGTGACCACGGATACCCAGTTATTCGAGACGGACAATACGCAGGTTTGATCGGGGTTGCTGGCCTTGTGTTGGCAAGGATACCTGAAGAAATCGTGCAATCGCGCTCTGATTATTTCAAAAAAATAACTCAGGACAAAATAGAAGCGGTTGATCGCGATGTCATGAAGGAACAACGACCTGAGATGCCGATTAATATTAGTCGACAATCTCGTGTATCTTTTGGTGGTGGAAGTAAGTCCTAATTTTGTGACGATAACCATCCCAAAAACAAACTGAAACAAATATAAAAAGGAGTACTAACAATATGGCTAACGTAGCTGAAAAATATGGTCTTAGACCAGTAAGAAAGTTAGATGGCTCTCCGTTTATAAATGCTCAGAACAGATATAGAATTAAAGCGGGTTATGGCACTGCGATATTTCAAGGGGATTTGGTAATACCAACTTCCACTGGATTTATTCAGAGAGCTACTGCTGGAAATTCTGCGGCTGTTGTCGGGGTATTTAATGGAGTGTTCTACAACGACCCAACTACTCAGAAACCAACTTGGAAAAATTATTATCCAGGATCTGTTACACCGACTCAAGGCGATATTATCGCTACGGTTATTGACGATCCCGAAGTAGTTTATTCAATTGATTCTGATGGAGCATTCGCTGTAGCAGACATCTTTAAGAACTTTTCAATCACTAACGCGACTGGAAACGTTCAAACAGGTATATCAAAAGTTCAACTAGACTACTCTGCTGCTGGAGTTGCAAATACATTTGCAGTTCAAGCTATCGATGTCTCTCAAGACGTTTCTAGCGACACAGTTGGAGCAGTAAACGTTGATGTGCTTGTAAGAATCAACAATCATTTCTACTCTTATGGTGGAAATGGTACAGGCTTATAATAGGAGAAATAAATAATGGCTATATCACGATCACAGCTAGTTAAAGAACTAGAGCCAGGATTGAATGCACTATTCGGCCTGGAATACAACAGATACGACAATGAACATGCGGAAATCTTCATGACTGAGTCATCTGACAGAGCTTTCGAAGAGGAAGTAATGCTAACAGGTTTTGGTGCTGCGGCAGTAAAATCTGAAGGTGCAATGGTTAACTTTGACCAAGCATCTGAAGCTTACACTTCTAGATACACTCATAATACAGTAGCACTTGCTTTTGCTATTACTGAGGAAGCTATTGAAGATAACTTGTACGACAGATTAGCATCTAGATACACTAGAGCGCTTGCTCGTTCAATGTCTCAAACTAAACAAATAACTGCGGCTAACGTACTAAACAATGGTTTTAGTGCTACTTATCTAGGGGGAGATGGCAAAGCTTTATTAGCTGCTGATCACCCACTTGCTACTGGTGGCTCTTTCAGAAACATATTGTCTACAGCTTCTGACTTGTCAGAAACTTCGTTAGAACAATCTTTGATTGACATCGCAGCATTTGTTGACGAAAGAGGATTAAAAATCGCTACTCAAGGTAGAAAATTAGTAATTCCAAAAGAATTACAATTTACTGCTGAGCGAATTTTGAAATCTCCTCTATCAACTACAGCTGGTGGATCAAACGCGTTCGCTAAAAACGATATAAACGCTATGATGAACATGGGTATGGTACCAGAAGGTTACAGAGTCAATCATTTCTTGACTGACACTGATGCTTTCTTTATCCTTACTGATGCACCAAATGGCATGAAGCACTTTGTAAGAAGCGCTATCAAAACTGCTATTGAAGGTGATTTTGATACTGGAAACGTTAGATTCAAGGCTAGAGAAAGATACAGCTTCGGTTGGTCTGATCCTAGAGGAATCTTCGGTTCTGCAGGAGCATAATCAATAAGATATTTAGGGAGGCGTATTTACGCCTCCCTAATTTAAATATATAATATAAGCACCATGGGATTTAAAAGCGACATTCAAGCTACTAGAGGAACAGGTACGGGGTCAATTGTTACACCTTCAATTAGACTTAAAGGTATTTCTATTGCTAATAACACAGCAAGTGCTGGATCGTTAACTTTGACTAATGGTAGTGGTGGAACAGTTTTACTTGTTATAGATGTTCCTGCTGGAGACATACTTACCTTAAATATTCCAGAAGACGGTATACCTTTTGGACAAGGAATTTATTGTTCCGTTTTTACCGACATTACTTCATTTACATTATTTACAGATAAATATTCTGCACCAGGATTAACGTCACAACAACCGTAGTCCCCTAATGGCTAAAAATCCATACTCTGCAATAGGCTCTATTTTAGAGGCCTATGCAAATATTTCACAATTACCTACTGGAAAAAATAACGGGCAAGTTCAAGAATATATAGAAGAAATTGAAGTTAAGCCTGTAGGTGCCGCTAGAGGAGGAATGCCTGCTAGAAATAAAAAAAACTTTAGATCTACAGAATCTGGTGCTGGAATGACAGCGGCTGGAGTTAAAGCTTATCGTAGAAAGAACCCAGGTTCTAAATTAAGTACCGCAGTAACAGAATCAAGTCCAGGACCTAAAAGAGCATCAAGAAGAAAGTCTTATTGTGCTAGATCTGCTGGACAAATGAAAATGTTTCCCAAAGCAGCAAATGACCCTACTTCAAGATTGCGACAAGCAAGAAAAAGATGGAAATGTAGTTAATGAAACTTTCAGCAAATTTTCAATTATCAGAATTAGTTAAGTCTCAAATTGCAGAGAGGAAAGGAATATCTAATAATCCCTCCCCCACACAAATAGATAATTTAAAGGCACTCTGTGTCAATGTATTGCAGCCCATTCGATCTCATTTCGATACTCCCGTATTAATCTCCTCTGGATATAGATCGGCAGAAGTATGTTTAGCAATAGGAAGTTCGATTAAATCACAACACATTGAAGGTAAAGCAGCAGATATCGAAGTGGCTGGAACCGACAACAAAGAATTAGCGGAGTGGATCAGGGATAATTTAGAATTTGATCAACTCATTCTCGAGTTTTATCGAGATGGTGAGCCCGAAAGTGGCTGGATTCATGTATCATGGAATTCTGGTGAAAATCGAAACCAAACATTAAAGGCTTTACGAAACGAAGAAGGTAAAGTAGAATATAAGCCATGGTAATATCAAGATCTCAAATGACTAGACAATTAGAACCAGGTTTGGGCTCTGAATGGAAGGGTAAATATAAGAAGGTTATTAAACGTACCCATGGCAAAAAAACCAAACCCAATAGCAAAAAAGTTAAGTGATAGACGTTATAAGTCTAAGGTGGTACAATCTAAGAAATTGTACAACCGTAAAAGGATTAAAATAGTATGAGAAAAGTAATTAAAGCTTCAAAAGGATTTGGTCTTTTAGGTATGGGAGCAGATTTATTAGAAAGATCTAAAGGAGCAAGGAGTTTTGCTAAAAATTTAGGAATCCTTCCAGCTTTAGTTTCTAAATATTACGACAAAAAAGCTAAGTCAGATGTTACAACTGGAGAGCAGACAGCGAAAGCTAAAAAAGGTAAAATGATGAAAGCATCAATGGGTTCTGAAGTAAGAACACGAGGTGTTGGAAGTGCAATAAGAGGAACTAACTTTAAAGGAGTATTTTAATATGGTCTATCCAATGGGCGGCGGAAAAAAGAATTACAAACTTACTGGTAAAATAGGTTCAAAAAAAGATTCTAAAAAACCAAAAAAGAAGTAGGTCATGAACCATGGCAACTTCTGGAACTACATCATTTAATCTAACTATAGATGACGTTATAGAAGAAGCCTATGAACGTTGTGGCATTAGAACTAATTCTGGAAATGATTTAAGATCCGCCAGAAGATCTTTAAACTTATTATTTTCTGATTGGGGTAACCGAGGAGTACATCTTTGGAAAGTTACTTTACAAACACAGTTACTAACTGCTGGAGTACTTCAATACGCAGCTCCTAGTGATTGTAATGATGTCTTAGAAGCTTATGTCTCTACAACTTCTGGAGTTACTTCTACTACACAAGATGTTTCTTTAACTAAAATTGATAGGTCTGCTTATGCGGCTCTTCCTAATAAAGGAACAACAGGACAACCTTCTCAATATTATATCTCAAGAGAAACAACACCACAAATTTATTTATACCAAGCTCCCGATGCTTCTACTTATACTTATTTAAAATATTATTACATTGGTAGAATTGAAGACACTGGAACTTACACTAATACAGCCGATGTTGTATATAGATTTATGCCTGCTATGTGTGCTGGCCTAGCTTATTATTTATCTCAAAAAATAGCACCAGATAGAATTCAATTATTAAAACAATTATATGAAGATGAAATTATGAGAGCTTTAGAAGAAGACGGACAAAGAACGTCCTCTTACATTTCACCTCAAAACTATTATCCAGCGGGTTAATTTATGGGCAATCAAGCAACAGGTAAAAAATCTCTATCCATATCAGATAGATCAGGAGCAGCGTTTCCTTACAGGGAAATGGTAAAAGAGTGGCAAGGATCGTGGGTACATATTTCTGAATATGAACCAAAGCATCCTCAATTAGATCCTCCTTATCATAAAGCAGACGCTATTGCTTTAGCAAATGTTAGATCGCAAGATTTTCAACAACCTGAAGATATTAATGGAGTAGATGCAGATTCTGGAGGACAAGGAATGTGTACAGTTTCTTTAGAACTACCAGGAGATTTTGCTTATAATTCAACAGGAATGATTCCAGAAGACGGGTCTATTCAAAACATAAGAAGACAGGCTATAATGCAAGCAGGAAGTGTAACAGTGGTAATATCATAATGGCTATATCATACGCACAATTTTTAACTCAAATTAGAAACTATACTGAAGTAGGAGACACCACATTAACGGATACTTTAATTGAACAGTTTCTTACTAATGTAGAACTTAATGTTGCGGGTAAAGTAGATTACGATGATTTAAGAAAATATTCTACTTCTAATTTTATAACAACACAAAGGTATATAAGCATGCCTTCTGACTTTGTACTAATGAGAAGTATGGAGACTATTGTTGGAACCAATAGATCTTTTTTAGAAAAAAGAGACCAAACTTACATAACCGAATATAACGAATCTGGTGCAACAGGTATACCCGTATCGTACGCTATGTGGGATGAATTTACTGTTGTAGTAGCTCCTATTCCAGATTCTACTTATCAGGTACAGATTAATTATGTAATAGATCCACCTCATTTTACTGCTTCTAATAATACTTATTTATCACAGCATCAACAATCTATTCTTTTATACGGCGTATTATCAGAGTCTTTTTCTTATTTAAAAGGACCTTTAGATATGTACAAACTATACACAGACAAGTATAATGAAGAAATACAATCTTTTGCTTTACAACAAATGGGTAGAAGACGTAGAGACGACTTTCAGGATGGAGTGCCTAGAATTAAAATAGATTCCCCATCCCCATAAAAATAAACAAGGAGAATAAAAAATGGCTATAACAACAAACGCAATATGTAATTCTTTTAAACAAGAACTATTGCAAGCAGAACACGATTTTGACACATCAGGATCTGGTGGTAATAAATTTAAATTAGCGTTGTATGAAGATACAGCTACTTTAGGAAAATCTACAACCTCATACACTACTGGTGCGGAAGCTTCTTCACCATCAGGATATACAGCAGGAGGAGGCGCACTAGTAAATAGTGGAACTTCCCTTTCTGTAAATACAGCAATTACTAACTATGCTAACTTTTCGTTCGCAGGTGTTACATTAACTGCAAAAGGTGCATTAATTTATAACACGAGTAATGCTAATGCCGCTGTGTGTGTTTTGGATTTCGGTGGAAATAAAACTGCAACTGCAGGAACTTTCACAGTTCAATTCCCAGCATTCACTAGTTCAGCTGCGATTTTAAGAATTAGTTAAGGATTAACGCATGTCAGCGTCTCCTTGGGGTTCTAATGATTGGGGCGAACAAGCCTGGGGAGATAACGGCATAGATGTATCTGTTTCTAATGCTTGGGGAGAACAAGCATGGGGAGAATTCGCTTGGGGCGAAGGAAATAATCTAAATACTTTAACTACACAAACAAATCCTGTTACCGTTGATATTAGTGTTAACGTAACTTTAACAGGAATTTCATTAACTTCTGTAACTGGGGAAGTAGTTACTAATGCAGATGGACTTGCTATAGTAACAGGAAGTCAATTAACTTCTGTAGTTGGAAATGAAGATACAGAGGCAGATGGACTTGCTATAGTAACAGGAAGTCAATTAACTTCTGTAACTGGAGAAGTAGATATTGCTGCAAATGGTAATATCTTTATTAATGTTACTGAGCATGACATGGCAGTAACTCTTGGTGATGTCACAGAAGAAATTGCAGTAGGTCCAATTACAACAGGTTCTGAATTAACTTCTGAAATAAGTTCAGTTACAATAGATTTAAATACACTTGTAGGTGTTACAGGATCTGCATTAACTCCAGTAGTAGGAGAGGTGGATGCTGTAGCTGTTTATGCAGTAACTGGTTCTACTTTAACTCTTATTGTTGGTAATGAAGATACAGAGGCAAACGCTAATGTTAATGTTACAGGATCTGCATTAACTCCAGTAGTAGGAGAGGTGGACGCTGTATCCGTAGCCGAGGTTACAGGGTCAAGCTTAACTTCTTTAACTGGAAGTGTTATAATTACAGCAAACGCTAATGCGATAGTAACAGGACAATCTTTAAGCATAGGGATAGGACAAGCTCAAGTAATAGCTTGGGCAGAAGTAAATACAGGAACAGCTGTTTCTTGGTCTGAAGTTAACAAGGGAGCAGGCTCTGTATGGACTGATGTTGATATTGCAGCATAAAGAAACTATAATACTAATATTAATAAGGATATAATAAAATGGCATCAAGTTATACAGATTTAGGTCTAGAATTAATGTTCACAGGGGAAAACTCTGGAACATGGGGCGATAAAACAAACGAAAATTTAAAATTAATTCAACAAGCATTAGCTGGATATGAAGAAGTAACTGTAAACGGTACGGGAACCACTACGTTAGCTATTACAGATGCAACTATATCTAATGGTAGGAATGCTGTTATTAAATTAACAGGAACTATTACTGGGAATATTATAGTAACTATCCCTAATAGTATTGAAAAAATTTATGTTTTTGAAAACGGAACAACAGGCATATTTACTGTAGAAGTTAAAACTGTTTCAGGAACAGGGGTTACTTTTGGCACAGCAGATAAAGGTCAAAAATTTGTTTATTCTAATGGTACAAATATTATAGACATTGCACTTGGAGTACCAGGTGGATCCGATACACAAGTTCAATTTAATAGTGGTGGAACTGCATTTGGCGGTTCTGCTAATTTCATTTGGGATGGAACAAATTTACTTCTTGATGCAGAAGGTGCATTAAGATTAGGAGATGCAGCAGGAGCAGGTTATGTTGGATTAAAGGCTCCCACTACCATTACAGGGGATACCCCTTATACATTAACATTACCAGTTGCTACAGGAACGGCAGATCAAATTTTAGTAACAGATGGCTCTGGAAATTTATCCTTTGCAGATGTTGCGGGCGGAGCATCTTGGCAAGCAGTTATTACTGCAGACCCTTCTCCAGCAGTAGCAGGTAATGGATATTTCTGTGACACTACAAGTGCAGCATTTACAGTTACTCTACCCGCTGCTCCAGTAATCGGAGATTTTATTTCGTTCATTGATTATGCACAAACATTCGACACTAATAATTTAACTATTGGAAGAAATGGCAAACCTATTCAAGGTTCTGCTGCAGATCTAACAGTTGCAACAGTAGGTGCAGGTTTCACACTTGTATTTGTAAACGATACTCAGGGCTGGCTGCTCCAGAATAATTAAGGAGGTTGAATGACAACCTATAAAGAAATTAGTGGTCAACTCATAAGGACACTAACTAGCGATCCTGCAAATCCACAAGAAGGTCAAATTTGGTATAACTCTACTATTGGAGTTTTAAAAGGTTATGCAAGTTTAGGTGGAGTTTGGGCGAGTGGTGGGAATATGAATTCTGCAAGAACAGCCTTATCTGGAGCAGGAATTCAAACAGCTACATTAGGTTTTGGTGGATACACACCTGGATACGTTAGAACATCTGCATCTGAAGAATATAATGGCTCTGCTTGGACAACTGGAAGTAGTTTGACTAAAGGAGTTTATTATGCAGCTGGTTCAGGTACTCAAACTGCAGCATTAGCTTTTGGTGGACAAGAAGCGGGTAGTAATACAGGAAATTTTACAACACAATTATATGATGGTACAACTTGGACTAATTCTCCAGGAAATATGACGCAATCAAAATTTGCTTTTGCTGGATTTGGGACACAAACAGCATCTATTGCTGCAACAGGTACAGGTAATCCATCGGAGGCTAATCCTTTCAATCTTAATACTAATGTCCAGTCTTGGAATGGATCTACTTGGACTAATGTAACCTCTGTTAATACACAAAGATATGGAGTACAGGGTTTTGGTACTCAAACAGCAGGAACTATTACAGCGGGTAGTACACTACCAAATACTAGTGTTACTGTATCAAGTGTTACAGAAGAATACGATGGAACGTCTTGGACTACTGTAAATCCAGCGACTACTGCTAGATATTATGCTACTACATTTGGTGTACAGACAAGTGGTTTTTTAGCGGGGGGTGATACTAACCCTACATTTACTGCAAATACAGAAGAATACGATGGAACTAACTGGTCCAATACTGCTTCTATAGCAACTGCTAGAATAGCTCTTGGATCTGGTGGAACTTCTAAAAGTAATGGAATTATTTTTGGAGGTAATATTGGAGCTGGATCTTATCAAGTCATTACAGAAGAATACACCGACCCAACATTCGCAACTCAAACCATAGACACAGATTAATTATGACAACATACAAAGAACTTTTTGGAAAAGCAGTAAAATTCTTGGACACAGATCCTACTAACGATGCTGAAGGACAAGTTTGGTATAACTCTACTAGTGGTACATTTAAGAGTGTGATTGTTAGTGCGGCTTGGTCAAGTAGTGGAAGTTTAGGAACAGCAAGATATTTATTAGCTGGAGCTGGAACACAAACTGCAGGATTAGGTTTTGGTGGATATATATCAGGTAATCCAGGAACTGCAGCTACAGAAGAATATAACGGATTAGGTTGGGCGACAGGAGGAAATTTAGCTACAGCTAGGTATAGTTTAGGAGGAGCAGGTACTCAAACAGCTGCTTTAGCTTTTGGTGGATACACAACAACTATCTCTAATGCAACAGAAGAATATGATGGAAGTGCTTGGACTGGTGGTGGAAATTTAGGAACAGCAAGACGTAATATATCGGGTTGTGGAACACAAACTGCTGGTTTAGCTTTTGGTGGATACACAACAACTATCTCTAATGCAACAGAAGAATATGATGGATCAAGTTGGACAGCTGGAGGAAATTTAGGAACGGCTAGACGTGCTTTAGCTGGAGCTGGTGCTCAAACTGCAGGATTAGCTTTTGGTGGTCTTGCTCCACCAACCGTAACAGCAGCAACTGAAGAATATGATGGTTCAAGTTGGGCTGCTGGAGGAAATTTAACTACAGCTAGGCGTTATTTAGCGGGAGTGGGTATTCAAACTTCAGCACTAGCTTTTGGTGGAGGAGCACCAACAGCTACAGCAGCAACAGAAGAATATAATGGTTCTTCTTGGTCAGGAGGTGGAAATTTAGGAACAGCTAGATTGGGTTTAGCAGGATCAGGAACTACAATTTCAGCCTTAGGATCTGGTGGTAAAACAACAGTTAACGTTGCAACCACCGAAGAATACAATGTATCATCTAGTATCATCACACCCGCAGCTTGGGCGAGTGGTGGGGCTTTAAATAATGATAGGAACTTTAACGCTGGAGCAGGAACTCAAACAGCAGGATTAATATTTGGAGGTACATCAACTAATGGTACTACTATACCTGGAGTAAAACTTAGCGAAAGTTACAATGGAACATCTTGGACAAATGGTCCTTCTATGGGAACACTTAAAACAAGATTAGCGGGAGCAGGTACTCAGACTGCAGCTTTAGGAGCTGGAGGATATAGTAACCCACCAAATAGTCCTAACCAAACATCTACAGAAGAATATGACGGATCAAGTTGGACAGCAGGTGGAAGTTTAAATACAGGTAGACAAAGTTTTTATGGATCTGGAACTCAAACAGCTGGTTTAGTTTTTGGTACAACAACAGCAACTGAAGCTTATGATGGTACATCTTGGACAACTGTAAATTCATTAAATACAGGAAGAGGGGCAATAAGTGGAGCGGGTACACAAATAGCAACAATAGCTTTTGGAGGTTCTCCAGCTTCAGCAGCAACAGAATCTTGGGATGGTACAAATTGGACAACTGTTAACTCATTAAATACAGCTAGGGGAATTTTAGGAGGAGCAGGTACTCAAACATCTGCTTTAGCTTTTGGTGGATCAATTCCAGGTAATTCATCTGCAACAGAATCTTGGGATGGGACTAATTGGGTAACATCAGCTAGTTTAGGAACTGCAAGATATGGTTTATCTGGTTTTGGAACTCAATCATCTGCATTGGCAGCAGGAGGTAGTAGTCCACATAGATTAACCGAAGAATTTACAGTTGGTTCATCAGCTTTTAACTACGTAGATATAACAACTAGCTAATTGCATTTGCCTGTGATAAGCTATATAACACTAACACAAGGAGTATAAAAAAATGGCACTATTTATATATGGAACAGCTACCAATACAGGTAAAGGTTTCTTCACTGCAGAAGATAGAAGAGCATTCTTTCTTCGTGGTTTTCCAGGCGAAGTTTGGGTCGTAGGTAACAACGAAAAAGGGGCACTTTGGTTAGCAGAGAAGAACGGTGTTGAAAAAACGAAAGCGGAAGCACAAGCAATTGTGGACGCAGAAGTTACAGCAGCACAAGCCGCTTGGGACGCGTTACCAGAAGAACAAAAAAACAGACCAGGATTTAATCAAAGACCCACTGAAATCACATTACCTTAAGGAGTCTAATCAATGGCAACTTATAGCGATATCAAAGGTTACAGAGTAAAGTACCTAGCATCCGATCCGACCTTAAGTATGTCGAATGAAGGACAGGTGTGGTACAACTCGACTGAAGGTAAGCTAAAATCATTAGTACAAATTAAAGCGTGGAGCGCTGGTGGTGATTTAGCAACACCTCGAAGATATTTAGCAGGATGTGGTACACAAACAGCAGCATTAGCTTTTGGTGGATTAAATCCTGGATCTAATTTAACAGCAACAGAAGAATATTCAGGATTTACTTGGTCAACAGGAGGAAATCTAGGAACAGCTGTTGGAAGAAACGCAGGTGCTGGAATACAAACTGCTGGATTAAGTTTTGGTGGACAATCAACTACTATTACAAATCAAACAGAAGAATATAACGGTAGTTCTTGGACAGCAGGAGGAAATATGGGAACTGCTAGAAGTTTGTTAGCGGGAGCGGGGTTACAAACTGCAGGACTAGCTTTTGGAGGAAATGAACCTTCTACTTCAAATAAAACTGAAGAATACGATGGATCCTCTTGGACAACAGGTGGAACTTTAGTTACTGCAAGAAAAGGACTAGCAGGAGCTGGAATCCAAACAGCGGGTTTAGCTTTCGGAGGAACACCTCCTACAACAGGAGTTACTGAAGAATATAATGGTTCTTCTTGGACAGCAGGTGGAACAATGAATACTGCTAGAGCTTATTTAGCGGGTGCGGGGTTACAAACTGCAGGACTAGCTTTTGGATCAGGAACTGCAACAGAAGAATATGATGGTAGCACTTGGGTAACGTCTTCAGCTACTTTGGCAAATGGAAGACAGTTATTAGGTGGTGCAGGAACTCAAACAGCAGGATTAGGATTTGGTGGTTATGGTGTTCCATTTGGTGCAAAAACCGAAGAATACAATTCTAATATCAATGCAATTACTTCAGCGGTTTGGTCAAGTGGTGGGAATTTAACTACTGGAAGAACTGCTGCTGCTGGAGCTGGTGATAAAAATTCAGGACTCGTTGCTTCAGGAGGTAATGCACCAACTACCAACACTACTGCAACAGAAGAATATAACGGAACATCTTGGACGGCAGGAGGTGCTGTAGCAACTGGTAGAAGATTACTACCTGGGGCAGGCACTCAAACAGCTGGATTAATAGCTGCTGGAAGATTAGCTGGAGCACCTGCTCCAACAAGAAATTCAACAGCCTCTGAAGAATACGATGGAACTTCTTGGGCAGGAGGTGGAAGTTTAGCAGGTCAAGTAGACTATGCTTCAGGATGTGGTACACAAACAGCGGTTTTAGTTTGGGGATCTGCTTATCCTACACCATCACCAGCAATGCCTTCAGTAGAATATGACGGATCTGCTTGGACAAGTGGTGGTAATAAAGTTACTACAAACCCAAATCCAAGTACTTTTGGAAGTCAAACTGCAGCAATAGGTGCTGGTGGTTATCCTTCCCCTGTAGCTGGAATTACAGTTGAAGCATACGATGGAACTTCTTGGACAGTAGCTAATAATATGAATCTTGGAAGATATGCTGGAGGAGGTGGTGGAACTCAAACAGCGGGTATGACATTTGGTGGATATTTTGATCCAAGTGGAATTCCTTCTACAAGTACAGAAGAATATAATGGAACAAGTTGGCAAAGTACTGCAAAAACTGCAAATGCTTTTTCAGAAGTTGCTTCTGGAAAATCTCCACAAACAACTGCTTTTGGTGCAGGAGCTTATACTGGGGGTGGTGCACCTGGAATAAAAGCTTATACAGAAGAATACACAGCATCTAGTGCAATTACTACAGCCTCCGACTTGACTACTTCATAATAATCTATATATATCCTTTTATAACTAGAAGGAAATTATGACAGAAAAGAGAAATATAAAAAGTCTAATAGAAAAAGAATCACCTAACTTAAATAACATTTTAGACGTAGAAGACGTTAAATCATTTAATGTCATTATTGAAGAACTAAGAGATACTTGGACTAAAAAGCAAGTATTCAGAACAGAAACAGAAGCCAGAATATCCGTACTTCAAGATGCAAAGTACCCCAATAAAGCATCTAAATATTGGCAATGCGTTAGAGAACAGAACGTATTTTTAGAAAACTTAATGTCCTTATCTTTTGAAGCAAGAAGAAATGATGCAAAGATTAAATGGATTGAAAAGAAATTAGAAACAGAAACTGATGAGTATAAAAAAGAAATTCTTCAAATTGATCTAGATGAAAAAATTTATTCTAAAGCAAATATGGAACTAGTAGCTAGAGATAGAATGAGAGAGATTAAAATGTGGTCTATGTTAAAGAAAGAATTTGATGATGGAAGTTTCGATACTAAAAATGTCAACACGCATCAATTAGAATCATATCATCAGATTATGAAAAACAAAGCGCACACTCTAACCTCTGGTTCTTCTCAACCTGAAGTATTTAATGTTTTAGGACAACTACAAACCATAGAACGAACAAAAAGAGAGTTAGGGTTATTATCTAATGATAATAAGAAAGAAGCCTTAATTGAAAAACCTATCTTCGGAACCTCAGGCGAATAAAAAAATATTCTTTTTATTAGCATTACCAAGATCTGGTAATACGTTATTTGGTTCTTTAATAAATCAAAATCCAGATATTGGCTGTACGGCTAACTCTATTACCTTAGAAGTAATGAAAGATTTATTTCTATTAAAACAAACCGATGTATTCCAAAATTACCCAGACCATAAGTCTTTAGATAACGTAATGGATATGGTATATAAGTCTTATTATAAAGATTGGAATTATAAATACATTATAGATAGAGGCCCTGTAATGACACCAGGTAATATGATGTTAATCCAAAAACATCTTAAACAACCGCTTAAATGCATCATTATTTGGAGAGATTTAATGGATGTATTAGCTTCTTATATTAAATGGTTTGAAAATGAACCAACTGCCTTTCCCAATAAACATGGTCATACCACGATAGAACAAAAATTAAGAATGTTAATGAATAAAGATGGGGCTATTGCTAAAGATTTAACCGCTATTCAAAATGCTTTACGACCCGAGAATAAACATATATGTCATTTTTTAAAATACGATGAATTAGTTTTAGATACGACTAACCAACTCAACAAGATATATGACTTTTTAGAGATACCTAGATTTAAACATAATCTCCAAAACTTGACTCAATTCAAAGTAAATGATATGGCTTATGACGACACCATCGTTGGAAACAAGATGCACATTATAAAAACAGAAATTAAAAAGGAAGAGAACCCATACAAAACTATGATACCCGAAAGTATTATAAAAGATTACGGACACATTATATTATGAAAATTTTAGTATTTGGATTACCAGGTTCTGGTAAATCTACTTTTGCAAAACAGTTAACTACCGATACCGAAGTACCACATTTTAACGCAGATGAAATAAGAGCAATGTTTAAAGATTGGGATTTTTCTTCTAATGGAAGAATACGTCAAGTAACAAGAATGATAGATTTATGTACCATTGCCAATAAACATTGCGTAGTAGATTTTATTTGTCCTTATAATCTATATAGAAAAGATTATGACATAACCGTTTGGATGAACACCATTGAGTCAGGTAGATTTGAAGACACCAATAAAATTTTTGAGAAACCTGAAGGGTTTATCTTAGATTATGAGATAACTAATTTTAATTACGACCATATCATTAAGGAAATACGTGATCGATTACAATAAACCTACTGCTATGATGTTAGGTAGATGGCAACCCTGGCACGCGGGACATCAAATGTTGTTTGAAAAAACATTAGAAAAAACAGGTCAAGTTATTATTATGGTAAGAGATACTCCTAGAGAGGAGGCTAATCCTTTTGGTTTTGAAGATGTAAAGAAGAGAATAGAACAAGCTTTAATTAATTATCAAGATAAATTTGATATTATTAAAGTTCCCAACATTACTAATATTTGTTATGGAAGAGGAGTAGGATACAAGATTGAAGAAATTGTTTTACCTGAACAGATACAGAAGATATCTGCAACGAGTATAAGAAAAAAAATGAAAGATGAAATTTAACTTTGTTTTTTTAGGTCAATCCGTATTACGATACGAAGTACCTTTAGATATTTTTGCTTCTATTAATCAAATCTACGAACAACGATTTAGTCAATTAAAACCTGCTAATCAACAATTAGTAGGTAAGATTATGAATGAACATTCTTTATTCTACGATGGAGACGACCAATCTAAAATGACATCACATAACCATTTACCCAACAATGTGTTAAACTGGTTTCTATCAGTATACGATCATTATTTACAGTGGAATCATATTAGAAATTATAAAACTCATTTGAATTCTATTTGGGTAAATGAAATGAAAGCACATGAATATAATCCAGTACATGTTCACCAAGGTAATTTATATACAGGGTTATCTTCGGTAATGATTTTAAAATTACCCAATACCTATGGAGTAGAGTATTCAGCAGAACAAGCTCCACAAAATGGAAAATTACAAATACTAGGATCTGCCTCAGGACAATTTGCAAAGATAGATTATCAACCGCCTATGAATTTACGAGACTTTTATATCTTTCCTTATGATATGAGACATTGTGTATATCCATTTAACGGTACCAATGAAACTAGGAGAACTCTTGCAGCCAATTGCGATGTTCTATATAACCCCATAGAGAACAGAGGAGCAGAATGATTATAACAGAACCACGTTGGAAGTCTTTAATTGTAGAAACAACTACACCTATCTTTACACCAGAACAATGTAAATTAATTATTGAAGCAGGTAAAAAACAACCTAGACAAGATGGTCAAGTAGGGGGAGAAAAGGAAAGATCCGTAGATACTAAAACAAGATTGTCTCATATTTCTTGGCTCCCTTTTAAGGCATTACCCGAGATGTATAATACTTTAAATGGAATAATGCAGACTACGAATGGAAATCATTTTGGTTTTGAAGGAATGCAAATAACAGAACAAGCTCAATTTACGGAATATTCAGATGGTGGATTTTATGACTGGCATATAGATTCAGAGGTCAATTGTGTCAAGGAACCTCCTGTACGAAAAATATCCATGACTTGTTTATTATCTCATGAAGATGAATTTGAAGGTGGGGGACTTGAATTAATGTCGGAGGGAAAATTTGCTAGACCTAAACAAGGACATGCGATTTTCTTTGCTTCTTTTATACGACATAGAGTAGTGCCTGTAACTAAAGGAGTTAGAAACTCTTTGGTGATGTGGTTTGGAGGAACACCTTTTAAATAATGAATAGAGAACTATTTTTTGCAACGCCGATTTATGTAGCTGATGTGGGAACACCAGAACTAAATGCTAAGTTAGAACAAGATATTATAGCTTGGTCCAATCAAGATAAAGGGTTAGCTAAAACTAATATGAAGGGATGGCATTCTACTACGGATATGCACAAAAAACCTGAATACCTTAAATTAGTAGATCTATTATTTCAAGCGCAATTTCATATTTACAAAGAAGAGTTACTAGATAATGAACCTTTTTTAGGCAACATGTGGGCTAACATTAATCCTCCAGGGGGTTACAACCGACCACATATGCATCCTAATTCTTTATGGTCTGGAGTTTATTATGTTAAAACTCCTAAAGATTCAGGACATCTAAAATGTGAAGATCCTAAATCTGTATCGGCAATGACCTATCCCAGAAGAAAGCAAGGAACCGTTCCTTCTTATCTATGGAGAGAAGTACACTTTGAACCAGTAGCAGGAAGATTAATTATGTTTCCAGCTTGGTTGAATCATTGTGTAGATCCTAACCATTCCAATGACACTAGAATTTCTGTGTCTTTTAATTTTCTACAAGCAGGTATGAACACATGAGTTTTCAAAATAACAAATACCAAGTAATCAAAAACGCTGTTTCTTATGAATTAGCTAATTTTTGTTTTAACTATTTTCTACTTAAAAGAGATGCGGTTAAATATATGTATGATAAGAACATTGTAGCGGAGTCCCCTATTCTTGGAACGTGGAAAGATCAACAAGTGCCTAACGTGTATTCACACTACGCTGATTTTGTAATGGAAACCTTACTAGTAAAAGTATTACCTATTATGGCAGAACAAACAGGATTAGATTTAGTTCCTACCTACTCTTACGCGCGCGTGTATGAGAAAGGCTCTATTTTAAAAAAACATAAAGATAGACCCAGTTGTGAGATATCTACTACACTTAATTTAGGTGGGGATCCATGGTCTATTTTTTTAGAGGGGACAGAGGTTAATCTGGCACCTGGTGATATGTTGGTTTATTCTGGATGCGAGTTAGAGCATTGGAGAGACGAGTTTCAAGGCGATATCTGTGGTCAAGTATTTCTTCATTATAACCATAGAAATGGTCAGTTTGCGGAACAGAATAAGTTTGATAAAAGAGATATGCTTGGCTTACCTTCTGGGATCAAGTAATCTATACTAAACAACATATATAGTTTAAAATGTCTTTATGGCATTAACAAAAGTTCCATTTCAAGCAGGCTTTAATAAACAAATAACCAACACCCAAGCAGAAAATGTATGGGTAGATGGAGATAACGTACGCTTTCGTTATGGTCAACCTGAAAAAATAGGTGGATGGTTACAGATAGAACAATACAGTATGATAGGAGTAGCTCGTGCTCAACATACGTTTGCTGATTTAGATGGTAGAAAATATGCCGCTATAGGAACTAATCGCTGTCTATATGTTTATTACGCAGGTGATTTTTATGACATTACCCCTATTGATCCAGATAGACAACAAACAGGCGCAGACATTACTACTACCAATGGTTCTACTACTGTCACCATTACAACAACAACTAATCATCTATTAGAAATTGGTGATATTATTACTTTTGAAAATGCTGGTTCTTTTACTGGAGCAACTAATTATACTGCTGTTAATTTTGACGACATTTTATTTGAAGTAAAAACTATACCCACTACTGCTACTTTTACTATTACTATGCCTACCGCTGAAACAGGATCGGGAGGAATTAATGATGGTACGCTAGATGTATTACCTTATATTGATATTGGTCCCTTACTACAAACACCCGCTTATGGATGGGGTGCAGGTCGCTGGGGCTCTTCTACTTGGGGTACACCACGAACTACTGCAAACGCCCTATTAGATCCAGGGCTGTGGTCTTTAGATAACTTTGGTCAAATTTTAATCGCTACTGTGCATAATGGAAAATCTTTTCAATGGACTCCTATTGCAGGAAATGCAAGTGCCTTAGTAACTAGGGCTGCTATTATAGCGGGTTGTCCTACTGTATCGTATATGTCTATTGTATCCGATAGAGACAGGCATTTAGTACTATTAGGTACGGAGACCATTATAGGAGACCCTACTACTCAAGATAAGATGTTTATTAGGTTCTCGGATCAAGAAGATATTAATGTATATGCACCTACCTCTGTAAATACAGCGGGAACTTTTAGAATTGATTCTGGAACAGAGATAAGATGTGCTTCTAAAGGTAAAGATTATACCTTTATCGCAACAGATTCAGCAGCTTATATTATGCAGTTTATTGGGACACCTTTTACGTTTTCTATTAGACAAGTCGGTTCCAACTGTGGAAGCATTGGCCAAAATGCAGCAGTGTTTGTAGATACCAATGTGTATTGGATGAGCGATGAAGGTGGATTCTTCTTGTATGATGGATCCGTTAAAAAATTACCCTGCTTGGTGGAAGACTTTGTGTTTAAAACATTAAACGGTTCTCCTGGTCTTAATTATAATGCGGGACAACAAGTGTACTCTGCACACAATAGTTTATTTTCGGAAATTATATGGTTTTACCCAAGTGCTAGTTCTAATTTTGTAGATAGAATGGTTTGTTATAATTATCAAAGTAATGTGTGGACTACAGGAACTTTAGCTAGAACTTCTTATACCGATAAGGTGATTTTTGATAGACCTTTTGCAACTAAATTTACAAATAACACTACTCCTACTTATCCTGTGGTGAATGGTATTAGTGTCTCTCAAGGAGCAAGTATTTATTACGCACAAGAAACGGGAGTTAATGAAGTAGACTACAATGGCAATGCTACTGCTATTCCAGCTTATATTGAATCGGGAGATTTTGATTTAGACGTAGATGGTAATGGTGGGGAATACTTTATTAAAATGAGAAGGTTTATTCCAGATTTTAAAATATTAGATGGTAATGCAAAAATAACATTAAGCTTAAGAGATTACCCTTCTAGTACAGCCTTGCCTACAACCTTTACTATTAACTCTAGTACCACTAAAGTAGACACGAGAATAAGAGCTAGACTTGCTGCACTTAAAGTAGAAAATACAGCAGTAGATGAAAACTGGCGATTAGGGTTGTTTAGATTTGATTTTCAACCAGATGGTAGAAGATAATGGCAAAAATTACAGCATATATACCAGAGCCTAAAAATGATTATCAAGTAGAAAACCAACGTCAGATTGTAGCTGCTTTAGATACTATGAAAAATCAATTGAATTTTTCTTTTCAAGAAGAACTAAAACAAGAACTAGAACGATACACTTGGTTTAGTTTAAGGATTAATAGCTAATGGCAAATTTTTATAAAAACGCATTTTATGCTCCTACCACGACAGCAGCAGTAACTGTATATAGCTGTCCAGCTAACTCAAGAGCTATTATTCAAAATATACAATTAACCAGTGAATCAGGATCTAAGATTGTTAAAGCTTCTATTTATGACTATTCTGTAACTACCGTATTTCAAATTGCTTACGCTTCTATAACAGGAGATATTATTTCCAATCTTGCAAAAGGACCCATTATATTACAAGAGAGTGATACTTTACGATTAGAGTCTAACACAACTACCGCAGTGTCTGCGGTGATATCTATTTTAGAAATGAACAGATCGGATCAAAATGGTTAAAAAAGCTAAAGGGTTTGGAGCTAATACTCATTCTAAATCTAATAAAAGAAAACGTCCTGGAAGGCATTCCAAAACACACGCTGGTAAAAAGAAGTCTGGACGTGGGCAGGGATTTCCTATATAAGAATATTTATATGACTGATGATTTAAAAATAGAAGACCAATATATAAAAGGGTACCAAACCATTGATGGTAAACAAGTACCTGTTATTAAATGTCCAACAACAATAACTGTTAGAAATAAAACTACAGGGGCTGTGTATGCATCCGAAGAAGAAGCATTAGCAGATGTAGCTAATCCTGACACTACTACGAAACAAGAGGACATCGCTAAAGATGTTGCTGTTACAGTTGCACATTTAAGTTTATTTGGCGAAACCAGGTAAAGTATGGAACCTAGAGGCGGCACGGAACTCCAGTTCGAGTTCATGCGTAAACGGGTTGATGCTAAGTTATTAGATAACTTTCAAATCTGTACATCTATTCCTGGTAAAGTTCCATTAGATCCAAAGAAGATTAATATTCTTTGGCAAAAGAATTCCTACGACCAACCTAACTTACAAGAGTTCTTTGGTAATCCAGAACGACATAAAGAATACGATTGGTATGTATTTAACTCTCATTGGAATTACGAAAAGTTTAGATACTATTTTAAGATCCCAGAAGAACGATGCATGGTTATTAAAAACGGCTGTACTAGTTTTCCAACCTTTAAACCTTATCAAAAAGGTGACCCTATTAAATTAATTTATCACCCTACTCCATGGAGAGGCTTGAACGTGATTCTTGCTGCGATGCAATTGATCAAAGACCCCCTGATCACGTTAGATGTGTATAGTAGCTGTGATGTGTATGGCTCTGCTTTTAAGAAAGCAAATGATCATCAATATACAGAGTTATATCAACAAGCAAAAGAATTAAAGAATGTACATTATATCGGTTATAAACCCAATGAATATATATTAGAGCATATGCAAGATTACCAAATATTTGCATACCCTAATATCTGGGAAGAAACATTTTGTATCTCGGCACTAGAAGCCATGGCAGCGGGTCTACATGTGGTGACCACGAATCACGGGGCTTTATATGAAACTTGTTCTGAGTGGCCTGTGTATGTTAATTATGTACAAGACTACAAATCCCTTGCGCAATCTTTTGCCTATGCTATAGAATCAGCAGCAGCTTATTTACATGAAACCCATATCCAAAAGCACCTACAAGAACAACAAAAATTTTATCAACGATTTTATAATTGGGATAAGAAAGCCCATGAATGGACTGGCTTCCTTACAGGTGCTTTAGATGCAAGACGCAAGTAAACCCATTTGGTTCCATAAAGAAAAAAACAAATCTGATTTTTCTATCTTAGTTTCTACCCCTGTTCACTCAGAAGTATCTATTCATTACACACAATCTTTATTAGAATTTCAAAAGAAGTGCTTTGCAAATAACATTCCTGTTGCTTTTCAATTAATGAAATCTTCGTTAGTAACGCAGGGAAGAAACTTATGCGTGGCTGGATTTTTAGATACGGATTTAACTCATATGCTATTTATTGATTCTGACATTGATTTTAATTTTGATTCTATTATTAAAATGATTAAAGCAGATAAAGAAGTTATCTCTATTCCTTATCCATTAAAGACATTTAATTCTGAGAAAGTATTTGCTATGATGAAAGACGGTAAGATTAAAGATCATACCGATATACAAAAGAACGCATTGATGTATCCTTTAAAATTACCTAATCCAGATGATATTCAAATGAACCAAGGTATTGTAGAAGTGACTCATGCACCTACAGGGTCTATGCTTATTAAACGTTCTGTATTTGACAAGATGATTAAAGCATACCCAGAGATGGTAATTAAACAAGGTTCTATTATTAATGGTAAGTTAGTAGATAAACCAAATATGTGGAACTTTTTTGATACTTGGTTTGATAAAGAAACACATACCTACTTAGGTGAAGATTTTGCCTTCTGTAAGAGATGGACAGATATAGGCGGCAAATGCTATGCTCTAGCCTCTGATTACATTACACACATAGGAGAATACTCTTACCGTGGAAGATTACAGGATGAGTTCATTGAAACGCCGTGATATTGATATCTGGCGCTATACAAGCTAAAATAACATAATTAACTAGTTATATAAATTTAATTATGGATCCATTCACAATTGCACTAGCTACTTTTGGTGTACAGAAATTACGAGGAAAATCTACAGGAAGATCATTACGGGATGCCGCAATGGCAGCAGGTATTGGTTATGGTATTGGACAATTTGCAGGAGGAGCAGGTCTTGGTATTGGACAGGGTACTGCATTTAGTAGTTTAGGCTATGGGACAGCTGCAGCAGGAACTGCAGAAGCAGCAGCGGCAGCGCAAGGAGCGGCAGCGCAAGGAGGCATTCAAGGATTGAGTGCTGCTGGTACGGGATCTCAATTTGCAGGGGCGAGTTTATTAGACCCAGTAAGTGTAGCTAATCCTGGAAGTTTTTTAACTAATTATTCGGCAATACCTACAACAGCAGAACCAAATTGGTTTATGAAAAACATAGTGGGTACACCAGATATTAAAGATGTTGCTGGAAAAGTTACAAAAGAAGGATCAGGATTTTTAGGATTAAGCACAGGAGCAAAACTTGGAATAGGTGCTGCAGGATTAACTGCCTCAACTGCTTTAATACCAGAAGAAGAAGCGAAACCACTTATAACTGAAGAAGAAAGAGTAGCAGCGCAAGCAGCGGCTGATGCACAAATAAGCGGACTTACTTCTAAAAGAGGAGCTATGCCTACTTATAGTGGTTCTCCTTATGATTATTCTTCTAATTACTATAGATTTAATCAAGGTGGAATTGTAGACGTTTTACCAAAATTTAATATGGGTGGAATTAATTACATGCCCTCTAAACAAACTCATGATGAGAACGATGTTCATAATTATATACGTGCTGAAGGTTATGTAGAAGATGGCTCTGGTAATGGAGATAAAGACGAAGACACTATTTTAGCTCAACTTGCAGACGGAGAATTTGTATCAAGAGCAGATTCAATTTTAGGTGCAGGTATTATGGAGGGGGCTTCTCCTTCTAGTATGAAAGATATGAGAAAAAAAGGAGCAGCATTTTTTTATGATCAACAATCTAAATTTAAAAGAGTATACGATTTATTAAATGCAAGCAGAAAAGATAATTAACAAAGGCGTAGAGGTTATCCCTGTTTCTCCTAATCAAGTAGAAGAAATATGGGGTTTAGTACATTTTATGATTGCGGAGTCTATTCAATACAGTGGGAACTATGCTAATGCTAATGATATTAAAGAATTGTTATTAACTGGAGAAAATCAATTGTTTTTAATTTTTGGTTCTGAAGATGGAGTGGATAATAAAGTGTTTGGCTTATGTACTACTAGAATATTTAATAATCCTAATTTTGCAGAACTACAAGGACTGATTTGTACTGGAAAGAAAATGGAATTATGGGAAGAAAAACTAGTGCATATATTAGAAACTTTTGCTAAATTAAATGGCTGTAAACGAATCACAGCTTTGATGAGACCAGGATATAAAAAAGTAATGCCCAAATATGGCTATAAAATAAAACACGTTCAATTTGAAAAGGAATTACACTAATGGGTATATTTGGAGGCGGCGGTAGCAGCGGTGGAGGCGGCGGATCTAGTTCTGGTACACAAGAACAAATCGCTAGAGAAGCACCAGGGGTAGAAAGTAGAAAGCTTGCCTTATACGATGAGGCGGTTAAACTAGCACAACAACCTATTACTCTTCCACAGTATCAAGTTGCAGCACCTACTCAATTACAACAAAACGCATTTACCGCAGCTGGTCAAACTGGCCTAGGACAAGGTGCCGTAAACCAAGGTATCGCATCCCTACAAGCGGGAGCAGCTCCTATTGGCGCAGCAGATATTTCAAGATATTTTAATCCGTATCAATCGTATGTTACTGACGAGATTTCTAGACAAGGTCAAATGCAACAAAACCAATTAGCAGGACAAGCTGTACAAGCAGGCGCTTTTGGTGGCGGTAGAGAAGGTGTACAACAAGCAGAAATACAAAGAGCGACTCAACAAAATATTGGACAATCTCAAGCTCAAGGTTTTACAAACGCAGCTCAATTAGCATCACAACAACAGCAAGCACAAATGGCTGGCGGACAAGCTTTACTTGGAGCAGGGGCACAACAACAAGCAATGCAACAAGGTGATATCCAAAGCATGATCCAAGCGGGTGGTATCCAACAACAGTTAGGACAACAAGCACTGGATGCTTCAAGACAATCTCAATTACAACAAGCGTATGAACCTTATCAAAGAACTGAATTCTTAAAAGGTATCATGACTAATTTACCAACAACACAGAGCTCCATTACAGCAACCACGGCTCCAGGAACTAATCCACTGTCACAAGCGGCAGGCGCTGGTTTGGGTGCGTATGCGGCCTATAACATAGCGAATAAATAATGGATGAAGTATTAAATAGAAATTTATTTAAACAACGTTACGTAGAACTGCATCAGCTAAGGCATTCTACAAGCGGTGGACTTCTGTCACTTCAAAAATTTCAAACAGGTGGAGAAGTATTTACTGAAAAAGAAAAATTAGGGTATTTGTTAATGCCTGTAGCTTCAGCATTGCTACAAGGAAAAGACACCAGTAGCAATAGATTTAAATCCTTACTAGGTTCTGTAGGAGAAGGGTTAACAAAAGTTCCAGAAACTGCATTGCAAATTAAAAAATTAGAAGTAGCTGGAGCAAAGAAAAAGGGAACTTCTTTACTTCCACTTTCACCAAAATTAATTCAAGATTTAGGTATTCAAGATGCTGTAAGTCTAGGAGATAGAGGGTTTGTAGAAGTAGAATTAATGGGGGGAAAAATGGTATTAGCTAAACCACCTACTATTACTTCTAAGGAATCAGATAGATTAAAAGATGTTCGAGATTCTGTAGTAAAATCAAAAGCAGCAGGTAGTTTAAGTTCATTAGGATTAGCAGAAGATAAAGTAGACGAATTATTATCAAAAACAGGTAATATTACTGGATTTGGTACTGGGGCTTTCTTACCTGATATATTAGTAGGGGCACAAGGAAGAGAAGTTAGACAATTAATACAAACATTAACTAACATTACTTTAAAAGATAGATCAGGAGCTGCGGTAACTACACCTGAATTTGAAAGATTGAAAAAAGAATTAGGAACTTCTCTTGGAAAAACAGACCAGGATTTAATAAAAGGTTTAATAAATTTTAGAAAACAATTAACTTCTGTTGTAGGTAGTGCGTTGGGTGGTATGGACGAACAAGATTTAAATAGATATTTTGAAACTGGTGGTGCTGATATTAAACCAAGAACATCTCCTTTAGAAAAGTATTTACCTGGAGCGGAAAAAAAAGCACAGCCACAACCAGAAGTTAAAATAAATTATGCAAAGGGTGCGCCTATGTATAAATTTACTAACAACGGACTACAGAAAGTACAATAATGGGTTTAATTAATGTTGAGGGTATAGGTCCAATAGAAATTCAAGGAGAAAATCCTACAGAACAAGAAAGCCAAGCAATTGGTGAACTTGTAAAAAACACACCTAAGTCAAATCAACAAACTGTTACAGAGACAGATGATTTCTTAGGCTCCCCATCTTTTAAAAGATTATTACTAGAAGCTGGTTTAGCAATTGGAGGAACTGTATTATCTGGGGGTCTAGCATTACCCGCTACAGCAGCACGCGTTGGATTTTTAGCAAGACCTTTTTTAATGCAGCTAGCAAAAAGTTCTTTTGGATCTGCAGCTGGATCTGGAACAGGGGCAGCCGTTGCTCAAACATTTGATCCAAAAGATGATGTAGTAAAAGAAGTAGTAAGAGCATCCATAGAAGGAGCTGTTGCAGAAGGTATTGGAGGACCGTTAACTATTAAAGGAGCTCAATACGTATCTAAATTATTAGGACCAAAAATTAAATTAATTTCAATGGCGGATGAAGCTGAAAAAACATTAAAAACTCAAATCGAAAAAATAAAAGCAAGTCCTGGAAGTTATTCTGATGACATATTAAAAGCTGCAGACAATGCAGTACTAACGCCAGGTATTGTAGCAGAAAATCGTTTTATAGATATTGCTGAAAACATTGCGGAAAATTCTATACTTGGTTCTGGTTCTTTATTAACTGCAAAAGAAGCTACTAAAAAAGTAGCTTCGTCCGCCATGGATAATTTTACAGCAGATCTTATAAAAACTGCAGACAAAACAGACTTGGGTCTTTTATTTAAAGAGAATCTAACAAATAGTCAAGATTTATTTGATAGTGCGGTTAAAGGTTATTATAAAACAGTAGAAAAAAATTTAGCTAACTCTGGGTTAAAAAATTCTGCTATTGTAGATATTAAACCATTACAAAATAATTTAAAAAGTATATTAAAAGACTTACCAGGAAGAAAAACATATAAAGGTACGGTAGATTTAATTAAAGATTATGCACAAGGTCCTTCTAAAATAACTTTTGGAAGAGCAAATCAACTTCGTTCCGATATATTAGCATTAGGAAGAGATTTATCAGCAAAAGATAATAATAAATTTAAATATGTTCAAGGTCAAATAGCTAAAGAAATAACAGAGGCTATAGATAATACATCTGTAGGAAAAATAGGTGCAGTAAAAGATTCTTTAAAAACAGCCAATCAATTTTATAGAGAGGGTTTAAAAACATTTAATGATAAAATATTGGGTAATATATTATTAAAAAATCCAGATGACATATTTAATGCTATCGTATCTAGAAGTGACAAACCTTACACTGTATCTAAAACACTAGAATCTATTCAAAAATTAACACAGATGAAGAACGTTACTGGAAAACCACTGCTAGATCAATTAGCTGCAAAAAATTTAAAAGAATCTCTTCAAGGACATTTATTAAAAGAAATGATGGACAAATCTAAAGGAACTATTGGACAATATGAAAATGTATTAAGTGCAAGTAAATTGGGTTCATTTATGGAAAAATACAAAGGAACGTTTGCTGAAAAAACAGGACTTTTCAGCAAAAAGCAAATTGCTGAATTAGATGAATTAAAAAATCTTTTGTCTTTTTCACAAGGAGTTATTTCTAAAGAAGGAAGATTACCTGGAGGAGTATTTATTCAATTATCTCAAGCGGGGGCTATTGGAAGTTTACTAACGTTAAATGATCCCACTACTCAATTCGCTTTAGCTGCTCCTATTTTATTAGGACCAAAAGCAATTGGACAAATGTTGATTAATCCTAAATTTAATAAATTTTTAAGAGAAGGTCTTACTGCACCTAGCGCACCAAAGGCTAGGATAGCGTTTGGTCAATTAGTAGGAAGATTAGGAGCTGCTGGTTTAATTGATGAAGAAGAATTAAATAAATCTATGACAGAATTACAACAAAGACCACAGGCACCAGATGCAACAAAATTAAATTTAAAACCTGTAAACACACAAGTAACAAATCCAGATCAAGTTCTTTCACAAAGACCGACCGCACCAGTTTCACCTATGGCACCTATGGCACCACAACAAAACACAGGAGCTAAGTATCAGGGGCTATTCCCTTTTGACACAACAGGCCAAGCAATAGCTAGGGGACAATAATGAAACGGATTATAAAATCACGACTAGATGAACACATGTTAGACTTATACAACAGAGTAGATAATTTAAAAAAAGATATTTCGATTATTAAAAATAATCATTTAAAGCATATGAGTTGTGCTATCTATAAGATAGAAAAAAAAGTAGACAGAATATTATGGAGCATGATTGGTGGTATGGGGGCATTGATTATTACGCTTATAGTTTTATTTGGAAGACTCATTAAAAATGGTTAAAGGTGAATTGGTAATTTTAGGAGATTGTTAAATGCCTTTACCTGTAGCATTTCCTCTTGCCTCCTTTCTAACTAGAGCAGGGATCACGGCCCTAGGAACTGGAGCAGCTACCGAAGGAATTAAGAGTTTACAAAATCAAGGAGTAGTAAATCCTAACATGGCACAACAAGCTTTGATGCGAACTATCATGGGACCTACTTCAGAAATATTTAATAGAATAACCGACACTCCATCAGGAAAAGTATTTGCACCAGACGCTACAGACATAGAGAAGCAAAGAAAAGAAGCAATCTCCAAACCATTAATAACTCCGATGCCTGTAGGCCAACAAGATCAAACCTTAGCTACTCCCGTCCCAGAAAAAACAACTGTATTACCTGGAATGGGTGTTGCTGAACAGATAGATAGTACCTTGTCTACACCTGATGCTGTTGAGGGTAAAATAGATACAAGCATTTTAACTAAAGAAGCTGCTGATTATAGACTACAGCATAAACCTAAGGGACCAGAAGATGAATATCCAGTACGTTTAGATGACCTTACTCAGACAACAACGGGAGAACCAGCAGGATACCCAAAAGATTTCTATTCTGAGAAGGGTAAACGAATTTATGCGCCAGGACAAAGCTTTAAAAACGATGAATATGGGATTGCTAATCATGAAAGTTATAATATTATAAACAGTGTTAGGGGAAACCCAGAGTCTGAAGTTATTATATATAGAGCGGTTCCTAATTCGGAAGATATTACAGAAATAAATTCAGGAGATTTTATAACTATCAGTAAGAGATATGCAGATTTGCATGCTGCTGGAGGTTATGGTCGTGATGGTACAGATAAGGGTAAGGTATTAGAAAAAACGGTTAAGGTAAAAGAGATTTATTGGGATCAGAATGATGTAAATGAATTTGGTTACTTTCCTAAAGAGGAATCTACCAATATATCCAAACAAACTGACGCACCTGGTGAAGAAGAAAATACTAGTAAATCAGCTGGAAGTTTAACAGAAGAAGTACTAAAAAAAGTACCAGCAAATAAAGAAAATTTTAAATTTGATTATGAATATAATACGGAAAATAAAAAATTTAGATTCATGAGAATACCAACAACTAGTGCTGGAGATAATTATAAAGTTATCAATTATAATGAAAGCGCGAAATATGACCAGGACTACTATAATGTTATAGGAGCTTCAAAAAATTTAAACCAAGCTAAAACTATAGCCAATGAATTTACGACATCGGAAAATACTAGTAAATCAGCTGGAAGTTTAACAGAAGTAAGTACTAAAAAAAGTAGCAATTAAATAAAAATTCTGGTAAATAAACCCTTATCAGATGAAAATAATTAGAAATGATAGCAGCTTCACCATCACAGACTTTAGATGGGATCATAAATATTCTTATGTCCCTTATGAACGGGACGACACTCACGGCCCACGGACCTATGCGGTAGGAGAAAAGAAAGTCCCCTCCGTAACCACCATATTATCAGCCACTCAATCAGCAGAGAAGACAAAGACCCTAGATGCTTGGAGAGAACGAGTAGGCTACCAAGAAGCTCAAGCCATTACCACTCAGGCCTCCAATAGAGGCACGGAGATGCACTTTGTTTTAGAAAACTATATCAATGGTCGCGGGTACTTGAATCTATCAAAAGAAGGGGCTCAGGCTCGTTTAATGGCACATACCATCATACAGAATTTACCAGAGTTAAAGATTGTATACGGAAGTGAAGTGAACCTAGCTTATGAGGGTCAATGGGCAGGATCCACGGATCTCGTGGCTCTATACAAAGGAGAGCCTACTATTATAGATTTTAAACAGTCTAATCGTTTTAAGAAGAGAGAGTATGTAGAAGACTACCACTACCAGATAGCAGCTTATGCCCTTGCTCATAAAAAAGTATATGGGCCGATCACGAGAGGCCTCATAGCCATCTGTACTAAGGACATAGAGTTTCAGTCTTTTGAACTGGATGAAAATATTCTTAAAGAATATGAGGATAGGTGGTTTTCAAGAGTCGAAAAGTATTATAAACTTCCTTAATGAAGGAAGGTTTATTAGTGCATAAGCATTTGATTGTAAGAGCGGAAGCTATCCGTCCTCCTATGGACGAAGCATATCTAACAGAATGGTTAAACGATTTTATTACATCTATTAACATGAAAGTGTTAATGGGTCCTTATGTAATCTATCATAACGTTCCAGGTAATCGTGGAATTACAGGAGCAGCTATTATTGAAACGTCTCACATTGTAATGCATGTTTGGGATGAACCGTCTCCAGCACTAATGCAGTTTGATGTATACTCTTGTGGAGAGTTTGATCCTGAAGTGATCTGTAAAAAAATTACAAAAGATTTTGATGTTACTAAAATAGAATATAAATTTTTAAATAGAGAAACAGGTCTACAAGATATTGGTGGAGCTTATTTAAAACCTTCTAAAAGCCAAGTAGATAAAATATTATTTAACAATAGAAAAGAAGTGGACATCAATGCTAATGGGTCTGGATACACTATTAAGGCTGGATCTAATAAAGGAAAAACATTGGGTCACATACAAGCTCTAACTAAAAAAATATGAATAGTATGGATAAATTTTAAAATAAAATGGGAACTTTTATTATGATAGTTATGTTATGTCATATTAACCCAATTGGACAAGAAATGTGCATACCTATGGTAGAAAACCCACCCGTGTATTATTCAACTGAACAAAAATGTAATGATGCTTCTATTAAAAAAAGAAAAGAAATGGAAAATATAGCAATACAAAACCGTATCACTGTCACTGGTATATATTCTACTTGCCTAGAAGATAAATCTAAACCAGGTGTTTAAATATAAAGAAAGACCTAGACCAAGCAATCCAAATCCTAAATAATGATACCTTACAATGAAGACGAGTGGGATTTCGTGTCCCGCTCTTTTATATCCAGCTTCTAATTTCTTCCCCTAAAGTTTCTGAACTTATTTTTACTTTTCTTTTTAAAGCACTTACAATCATTTCGTCTATAGTTTTTTCCGCAAGTAAATCAATATATACAACATTCCTAGTCTGCCCAATTCGGTGAGCTCTATCTTCAGATTGTTGGCGTACCTCAAGATTGTAAGAATTACTAAAATACACAACATAGGCGGCGCTAGTAAGAGTAAGACCGTAACCCCCAGTACTAGGGTTACCAACCAAGAAACGACATTTAGGATCGTCTTGAAAACGTTTGACTGCTTCTTGACGATGCTCTGTAGTAATCGCACCGTAAATACTGACCACACTTTCTTTACCATAAGCCTCTCCTAATTTTTTAATTATGGTTTCTATGTTCTGTACATAGTTAGCCCATATTATAAACTTACCTTCGGCTTCTTCCAATACGTTAAACAATTCTTTTAATTTAGGACATTTATCAAAAGTACTAATAGAGCCATCATCTGATTTAACAAACCCGTTGGTTACTTGATGTAATCTAAGTATTTCTGTTAGCTTATTAGCAAAACTTACTTCTTTATCCTTTAGGACACTGTACGCATTCTTCTTTAATTGTTCGTACACTTTCCTTTGTTCTTCTGGTAACTGCACCATTCTTCTTTGGTATACTTTTGCTGGGAGGTCTAAACAATCTTCTTTCTTAACTCTAAAAGAAAATGATTTTATTTTTCTTTCTAGTTCGTCTAAGTTAGTGAAGTATTGTGGTAGTAGAACAGATCTACCACCCATATTAATTTGCTTCATCACAGCGTATCTAGCTTGAAAGGTATAAAACGAATCAAAGCCTAATAAGGAAGTATTTAGAAAAGCACATTGGCTAAATAAATCTAAAGGAGATTTAGTAATAGGAGAACCTGTTAAAATTCTTTTGTACTTAACTAACCCCCCTAATTTAATAATATGCTTGGTTCGTTTGGCGGATCTATTTTTTATAGTAGTAGATTCATCAATAATCATCATTGCTTTATTTCCTAAAGGTCCAATAATTTTAGACAACGCTTGCACTCCACTACTATGACTCAATGCTTCAACGTTAATAAGAAAGTAATTTAATTTATCTAATTGATAGTTAAATTTTTTATCTACTTTATGTAAAGTAATATTATAATCTACCGAACTGTGCATCTCAATTTCTTTTTCCCAGTTACGGTATACAGAGTTAGGTGCCACTACTATTACAGTGTCTATTAATTGTTCGCAGAATAAATAAGAGGCATTATCAATAGCAACTTTTGTTTTACCTGTTCCCATCTCCATAAAATATGCGAAATTAAAAGAGGTTGCACCTTTTTTTAAAGCTTCTCTTTGGTGTTCAAAAGGCGTAGTCTTATATTTAAATTCTTGTTTCATGTTTCGTGTTTCTATTCAATTAAGTTGAATTAAAAAATAATTAAATTATTTTCTTTACAAAGTCAAACCCTTAATTTATAAACGAATCAAAAGGAGGTTCTTATGGACTTAGAAGCAGAATCAGCCCTAATTACGGTTGACACGGGCAAATCAAAAGATATTGCCAAATCTTGCAAAGAGTTATTGGATCTTCAGACTGAAATAGCCACGCTAGAAGAACAAGTAAAAAAGAAAAAAGAAGCAGAGACATTTCTATCTGAACAGACAATCCCTAACTTAATGCAATCATGCGGATTAGCCATGATCAAATTGGAAGATGGTTCTTCCGTGGAGGTCAGGCCTTTCTATGCCGCTAAAATCCCAGTATCCAGAATAGACGAAGCCTTTAATTGGCTACGTGATAATGGTCACGGGGACTTGATTAAGAACAATGTAACATTAACATTTGGCCGTTCGGAAGATGCAATTGCAAAACAATTGGTTGACGAATTACAATTAAAAGGTCATAATGTTAAGCAAGCCGAAAAGGTGGAACCGATGACCCTAAAAGCTTTTGTAAAAGAGCAAATACAAAAAGGGAAAAATGTTCCTTCCGATTTATTCGGTGTTTACATTGCAAACAAGACTAAAATAACCACGAAACAATAAGGAGACAACATGAGTAAAGAAAGTATGACACAAGCTGCTCCCAAAGAAGTAGCTGTCAAAAAAGAAGCGCCTCTTCCAGCGCAATTCAATTTGGAAGAACTAGCAGGACAAGGTAGTGAGTTTGTTACCGCAAGGGACGTACGATTACCTATCTTGAAAATTCTTTATGCTAATTCACCAGTACTTGACGAGAGTGATGGTAAATACATAAAGGATGCAAAACAAGGGGACATCTATAATGAGGTAACAGGAAATCTTTACAAAGGTAAAGATGGAATTATTGTTGCACCTTGTTTATACATCAACACTTTTAATGAGTGGAAAGATAAAGGAGACAGTCTAGGTAGACCAGTAGGTATACACACAGACACTTCTATCTTGACCCAAACTAAAAGAGGCGATGATGGTAAAGACAGATTACCTAATGGTAATTATGTGGAAGATACAGGTAATCATTTTGTGTATTTATTGGACAACAGCTACAGTCCTATAGAGACCGCTTTGATTGCTATGAAATCAACTCAAAAGAAAAAATCTAAAACCTGGAATTCTATGATTCAAAGTAGAAGACTGAAAGGTAAAAATGGTTCTTTCAATCCACCAGCTTGGTCACAAGCCTATAGACTAAAGACTACCAAAGAATCTAATTCACAGAATTTTTGGTATGGTTGGGTTGTTGAGTTTGATAAATTTTTAAACGAACCTAACATGGTTAGTACCTTAGAAGCTACCAAAGGATTTTACGAATCAGCAATGAAGAGTGATATCTTTGGTAAGATTGACTTTGGTAAAGATGAACCAAAACAACAAATAAGCAATAGCGAATCAGTTCCATTTTAGTTTATGCATAAGCAATTAGCTGAACTATTTGCTGGAGATGATTCCAAGTTCATTGAGGCCACCCTTACGGGGGTGGTCACTGAGCGTGGTAAGAAAGAAGCAAAATATACCACGCTCCATGAACCTGTTACGGAAGATCTGTGGAAAGGTCATTTAGAAGGGGAATATAAAATTGGTATACTTCCTGAAAAAGGAGAGGTAGCTAAATGGGGTTGCATTGATATAGATCCAAAAAACTACACAGCATACTCTACTAAAAAATATATTGATTTAATTAAAACAACCAACTTACCCTTAATTCCAGTATTATCTAAATCTGGAGGACTACATTTATTTTTATTTTTAAAAGATTGGACAAACGTAAAAGAAATTAGATCTGTATTAGATAAATGGAATGACAAATACTTTATGTCAAATGAAGTATTTCCCATGAATAAGGCAGTAGGTATGCCTTATAGTAATGCTAATGCAGCAGCTGAATACGCATTTAATGAAGATGGAAGAGGAATGTTATGTGCAAGTTTTATACAGTTAGCACAAGAGAAGATAACGACCATTGAAGCATTAAAAAACTTTAAAGAAAATTCTTATGAACCCGAAACACAGTGGTCACAGTATCCACCTTGTGTACAGAAATTAATTAATGAGAAGTGGCATGGAGACCATAGAAACAATTTACTATTCAATGTCCTTGTTTTAGAAACAAAAAAGAATGAAGCGATTAGTGTAGAAGATCTAATTACTATAGCTAGAAAAAGAAATACAGAAATATTTTCAAGACCTTTAGATGATAAAGAAGTCACCAGCTTAGCAAAGTCTATTAAAAAAGGAGGTTACTTTTATAAATGTCCTCCTAAACATCAGGAACTACAAAGCATCTGTAATAAAGAATTATGTAAAATGAGGACGTTAGGGGTTCAACCAGAAACACCTTCTGTTATAGATAAATTTATTAACATTACTTACGTTAAAGATTTAAAGACGATGTACTATGAATTTGATTATGATGGAAACCATATTGTAGTTACTCCAGAAGACATGAAGGATGAAAAGTGTTGGAGAGTTAAGTTTTTAAAGTATGGGATTTATTGGATGACCTTATCCAAACCAAAGAGAGGCCCAGCTCCTTTTGAATTATTATTAAAAGAAATAACCGTACGTGCAAAAGAAAATAAAAACATGCAGTTTGAAGAAACATTAGAAGACGCACGTTATAAAGGTTTAAAAGATTTCTTTGAAGACACTATTGAAGTAGATGACTTTAATAAACTAAAAGATGGTTACGTTATATTAGATTCTAAAACAAACATGTGCTACTTCAAACGATCTACCATGGATGATTGGTTTAAGAATAAAAAAAGCAGAGTGTTTAATTCTTCTTTAGATGCAATTAAATTATTAGAATGTATTCGTGTAGATTATGTAGAAGGTGTTAAGAATGTTTGGTCAGTACAAATGCCAGATTTTGTAAACCAACAATCAATTAAAGTTAAACCAAAGGAAGATAACGTATCTGAAATGGATGATGCATACCACACGGGAAAATTTAGAAGCCCTCAAGCTTAAAAAGATTTACCGTAAAACGGTAAAGATTTATGGGCCTCCAGGAACAGGAAAGACCACTACGCTAGTAGAGAAAGTAGTGCGTAAGTATTTAAAAAAAGGAGTAGACCCAGAACAAATAGCTTTTATATCCTTTACTAACAAGGCAGTAGACACCGCTAGAAAGAGAACACTAGGAGCCTTTCCACAATTTTCTGAGCAACAATTTAGTAGATTTCAAACCTTACATAAATATTGCAGACGTTACTTTAATGAAAACATCTTTGATATTAAGGAATGTATGATTGATTTTGCATTAGAAGAAACCATTATCAAGCATACTGACAAACGATTAGATGATGAGGGTTTTGTATATAAAGATTGGTCTTTATCTATTTATGATAAATCAAGAAACATGATGAGGCCTTCTATAGACGTATATAAAGAAGAGTCTTATAAAAAAGACAATATAGATCTATTTCAAAAAAAGATTACTGCCTATGAAGCGTTTAAAAGATCTAACTACAACAACCCTTTAATTGATTTTACGGATATGATTGAGAGAGCTATTGATGAAGTAAGCTTCCCGCCGATTGAAGTATTAATACTAGATGAAGCCCAAGACTTTACTCCCTTGCAATGGTCAGTCATCTATAAGATCGTAGAAAATGTAAAGAGAGTATATCTAGCAGGGGATGATGATCAGGCTATTTATAAATGGAATGGTGCAGACCCTAAATATTTTACCACTTATTTTCCTGGTAGGAAAGTAGTATTACGTCAAACGTATCGCTTTGGCTCTAATATTCATAACTTTTCACAAATGATTAGAAAAGACATTACCGATAGTATTGAGAAAGATTTTAGGTTTAATCCTAATAAAACAGGAGCGGTTAAACGCTATCTGTCCTTTATGGAAATTGATTTCTCCAAGTATCACGGCTCATGGTTCTTTTTAGCTAGAGTAAACAGAGTAGTTAACCAACTACGTATGCTGGCTAAAAAAGAGGGTTTTTATTTTTCAGATAATAAAGGAAACAAATCTTTTAATGCTAATGAATGGTTAGCTATTAGAGCATGGACAGCGTTAACTAAAGGTAAAGCTATTAATAAGAAAGAAGCACAGATGGTTTTTAAATACATAAGAGAACTTAAAAACCCTAGCTTTAGAGAAGATTTGTTTTGGAAAGATCAATCAGAGTACACCAAATATACTTTAGACTACTTAACACAAGAATGTGGATTAGATATGCCTGATGATATGAAGACTAAAACATGGATGCATGTTTTAAATAGAAATTTTATACCTAGCCGTAAATTATATTTTGTTAGTTTATTAAAACGCTACGGACAGAAGACTTTAGAGGAAGACCCTAAGATTATTATAGACACCATTCATTCCGTTAAAGGAGACGAAGCAGATCATGTATTATTATTTAATAGATGTGATTACGCCTCAGACTATAACAGGAAGAATAAACAGGAACGAATAGATGAGAACAGAGTTATCTACACGGCTGTCACTAGAGCTATAGATAGTGTACATATTCTTTACTCTACTGATCGTTATTACTACCCAATAGGGAAACATTATTTAACTTACCAACAGGAGAAAATATACAATGACCGATCCAAACATGTTTAAACAGTTGTTTCCATCGTTACGACAAGAAGGTGGAGACCATTATTCTAAACATAAAATACAACCCTATACCTTTATAACAGCTAACCATCTATCGTTTTTTCAAGGAAACGTTATTAAATACGTAGTGCGGTATAAAGATAAAAATGGAGTAGAAGATCTTAAAAAGATTATACATTACTGTCAATTAGAAATAGAAGAGATGCAAAAAAAATGCGAAGGAAACTAATGAACTGCTGGCATTGTAGTACAGAATTAATTTGGGGAGGAGACCACGACATAGAAGAAGAATATGAACAATTAACTAAGGATAAATAATGAGTTGGAAAGATTTTAAAGCACAAGCTAGAATTGTGGAAGAACATTTTTCTAAATGTTTAGTAAATCCAAAATGGGCAGACAGCAAACAAGATATTTTTGAACATTGGGATGTAGAGGGAGAACTAAATGAAAAACTATTAAAATTTGATGTTAAAGGAATGAAAAGGATTAATCGTTTGGATGTTAATTATCAAGACGATATTGCTTGGGTAGAAGGAACAAATGTTCATGGAAAAATTGGTTGGATCAAAGGAAAAGCAGATATTATTGTTTTTGAACGTTTTTCTTGTTGGTTATTAGTAGATAGAGAAGAATTATTACATCTTGTTAGTACTAAACTAAAAGAAAATAATTATAAAAAAGGTAAAGGTATTTATATGATTTATCAAAGAGAAGGTCGTAAAGATAAAATAACTATGGTTCCTTATCAAGATATAGAGCAACTAACTAATATACAAAAAATAAATAAATAATGAACCATTCAGCAAAGGGCAGAATAGCAGAACTATATGTAGCTAATTACTTTATGGAAAGAGGTTTTTATGTTGCTTTTTCATTAGACCCCTTGTGTCCATTTGATCTGATTGTTACAGATAAAAAAGGGAAATGCAGATTGGTTGATGTTAAGAATTTAAGAGTACGTAGAAGTAAGTCGGGGGTTAATAAAATAGGGGATAGAATAGGTGCGGCAAGATCAAAGAAACAAAAAAATATGAGTATAGAGTTATTTGAATTGGATATTTCTTCTTGTAAAAACAATTACAAGGTGTATAACAAACGAATCATATGACAGGTTTACAATTATCCATGACGTTTAAGAAAAGTATCTGGTCTACTCCATCAGAGTATAAAGATTTATCGGGATACAACGAAATAGCCATTGACTTAGAAACAAGAGATGATGCCATCTCCGATAAATTAGGTGCGGGTTGGGCAACAGGGAAAGGAGAAGTAATTGGTTTTGCTGTAGCCGTAGAGGGTTGGCAAGCGTATTACCCCTTCAATCATTTTGGTGGTGGGAATATGATATATGAACAAGTCATTAAATATATGAATGATGTTTGTGCATTACCCGCTACAAAAATATTTCATAATGCTCAGTACGATGTAGGTTGGTTGCGTAACATGGGTATTAAAATTAATGGAGAAATTGTAGATACCATGATTGCAGCAGCCATCATTGATGAAAATCGTTGGTCATATTCTTTAAACAATGTGGCACGTGATTATTTAGGAGAGATTAAAGCGGAAACAGATTTGAATGAGGCCGCTAAAGATCATGGCGTTGACCCTAAATCTGAAATGTGGAAATTACCAAGTGAACATGTAGGGTTTTATGCGGAACAAGATGCACGGCTCACGTACCTATTATGGCAAAGATTTAAACACGAAATTAAAACTCAAAGTTTAGAAACAGTTTGGGAATTAGAATGTAAGTTACTCCCTAATTTAATTAAGATGAGAGAACGAGGAGTTAGAGTAGATGTAGAAAAAGCAGAGAAATTAAAAAAAGAATTTAGTGATCAAGAGAAAGTAAAATTGTCAGAAATAAAACAATTAATAGGCAAGGATATAGATATTTGGGCGGCAAGACAGATAGGAGAAGCTTTCGATAAATTAAAAATCGAATACCCAAGAACTGAAAAAACTGGAGAGCCTTCATTTACTCAAAACTGGTTGCATAACTCCAAGCATAGGATATCTAAATTAATTGTACAAGCCCGCGAAATTAACAAGTTTCATAATACATTTTTGCAAGGCATATTAAAATACGAACACAAAGGAAGAGTGCACGCAGAGATTAATCAATTAAGATCAGACAATGGTGGGACTGTTTCAGGAAGATTAAGTATGTCCAATCCTAATTTACAACAATTACCCGCTAGAAATAAGGAATTTGGCCCAAAAATTAGAAGTTTATTCTTACCAGAAGAGGGAAGTAAGTGGGGTTCTTTTGATTATTCACAACAAGAACCAAGAATGGTAGTCCACTATGCGGCTTCTATTGGTGATGGTTATGAAGGCTCTCAAGAATTAGTTGCCGCTTATGAAAATGCTTCAGCGGATTTTCATCAAACAGTTGCAGATCTTTGTGGTATTGAACGAACCCAAGCCAAAACTATTGGTTTAGGTTTAATGTATGGAATGGGAAAAAATAAATTATCTTCTAGTTTAGGTTTATCTAAAGAGGATGCCGATGTATTAATTTCTAAATACAATCGTAAAGTACCCTTTGTTAAAATGTTATCTGATCGTTGTATGAAAAAGGCAAATGATGACGGTGTGATCAGAACTAAAAAAGGTAGAAAATGTCGTTTTGACAAATGGGAAACTAAAGATTGGGGTTTACATATAGCAGACACAGAAGAAAATATTAGAGCCAAATACGGTAAAGATAATATGAAGAGAGCTTATACCTACAAAGCACTTAATCGTTTAATACAGGGATCAGCCGCAGATCAAACTAAACAAGCTATTGTATCTTGTGCAGAAGCAGGACACTTACCTATTCTTCAAATTCACGATGAATTATGTTTTAATATTACAGATGAACATCAAGCTAAAGAAATAAAAAGCATCATGGAAAATTGCATGGAATTTAAAGTTCCTAGTGTAGTAGATGTTTCTATAGGGGATAACTTTGGACAAGCTAGTTAAAAATCAAGTTGCAAATGTGGGTACAGTAATTTGGCCTCTATACCGTGTGTTCAAAGAACGATTACAATTAATTAAATTTGACGATATAAAAATTATTCACGGAGTTCATGCAGACTTTAAATCTACCATAAGAGAAGATATTAAAAATAAGGGATTATTATGTCCTATGGTTGTAGATAATAATTTAACGTTACGCAACGGAAATCACAGATTTAAAGTTATTAAAAAATTTGGAGATGCCTCTATATTTTATAAAGCACAATCTGATGAAGAAGTTCATTTTTTATCTAGGTTTAATGTAAAAATTTGGGAAATGCACCCTAACGTACATGATTTAGGTTTTTGCTTTGAAGGTAAAATGAAAAAATACACAGATAAATGTCTACACTTATTCAATACCAGTAATACAATTATAAAAAGATAATTTTAGCGAAAGAATTCCTATACTGAAAACATCAGCTATACTTAAAAAATAATTTTTAGTCCTTTATGTAGAAACTTCTTCTAATTCTACTGGACTTCTCATAAGTCTTTGAGCTTCTTTGTGACAGTCAGAAATCATTTTATTTTTAATTTCTTTTATCTCTTGTTCAATCTCCGTCAAACCAACTGTGTACCCATGTTCTAAATATTCTTGAGTCCACCTTGATTCTAATGAGATCTTATCAGCTAAAAGCTTTTGATCTATATTCATTAGATCTCCTCAAATGTAATAAAGATTTTCCGAGGTGTGTTAGCGCTTTCACTCATCTCGTACTCACCTTTATTAAGTTTGTTTATGAAAGCAATTTTAGCATTATCGTCACCATTAGCGTTTACGGCACAATTTATTTTTTTACCAGCGTAATGTGCGATAAAATGATATTGCTTCATATAAGTATTATAAGCAATAAATGCTTATAAATCAAGCTTTTAAATTGTTGTTATTGTCTTGACTTAGCTATAAACGGTGTTAAATCGATCATATGGCGAAAGTCAAAAACTTTATTACCGTAGAAGAAAGAACCTTAAATAAATTAATTAAGCTATGCCAAGCACAAACGATTTTATTAGATTATTGTAAAAACCAGATCCAACAGCAAGGATATGAAACAAACTACATAAAAAAAAGAATAGAACTGATTGAAATCTGCATCCAGAAGAAGAAAAAAGAACATTGAACGATTTTCATAGGAGTTTAGATTTGTTGTCAAGGGTATTGGATAGGGAAGAATACTCTTTTATTTCAGGGGTTATGTTCCGTTGTTTAATGGGAACTCGTTTTGGTTATCATGACCATGATCAAAAAATTTTACAGGATATTTACTCTATTTGGTCTAAGAATTCTAAAAAAAAGATTAAAATGAAGAAAAAGGTGTTGAAATTGAAGGTAGTCAAGGGTGGAAAAGATGCAAAATAACATATACAATGGTAACATGCCTTATGATATTGAACCTAAACAAAGATCGGTAGATACTTCGCAGTGGTCTGGACAGGAAATAACTAAACTGATATGTGACGTACATGAAGATTATACTAATTTTTCTAAACAAAGGGCAAGCCCAACCGTAATATTACATTATCGTGACTTACTCTCCTACCTTATTAAAACTTATGGGCACTAGCTTTGCCTCTGTGTTATTAAATACAGCTCACATTCAATCGGAACAAAAACTTTGGCGTGGAGTATTATGTAATGCGTTGGAAGATGCATCCTTAGATCAAAACGACCGTAAGTCTAGTATCTATAAATCTCAAGCTCATAATTGGATCTTAACCAAATCTAAAGACTTTGAAGAAGTTTGTTATTGGGCTGGTTTTACTCCTGAACATGTTAATGAGAGATACACTAAAGCTGTGCGAAATTTAGATGTTAAATTTACCAATAAACAAGTTGCGTGGGCTAAGTATTATACCCAATACAATAAATACAGGAATACTAAAGATTTTGAATCTAAGCGTTACCACAAAATACGAATGGAAGATTTAAGAAAAAAGGTAGTGGAGGCAACTACTTATGTTATTACTTCCGTATTTATTTCCGCCATCTGTTGACCTAGACCCGCCCATACCCCATAATTTGCTTTGGAGGAGATAACTTTATGGCCAAAAAAAAAATAAAAAATGAAACAGTGGAAGATATTCTAGATAGAATTATGGAAGATATCGATCTAATTAGAGAAAAATGCGTTTGTAATGGCGAGGAAGATTACGCTGTAGATAACGAATATGACGACAAGGATGAAGACGAAGACTAGATTTTAGAGTATACTAGGGGGTAGAAGAGTTCCAAATTCTAATACCCCCTATGCGCATGGTCAGCTACTTATGCTGAGCAGTGTAATCAAAAGGTAAAACATAACAAAAAACCCCCCAATTACAAAGACCTTAATATTATTCATTCTGAAAGATAAAGCAAGAAATTAATGTCTAGTGGTATCTAACTTACTGAATTTAAAAGTGTAAAAGTTTTCCATAATATGTTCAAATAAAGCAATTACTTTTTTCTTCTTCCACCCTTTGCTAATATGGAAATTTAAATAAGCATACAGCTTAATTAATCGTTCCCTATTAGCGTCTTTACTCAAACTCATACACACTTCTACATCTTCCATAGTAAATTTATTCATTTCTCAGTTCCTTATAGTTGTTAAATGCTTGCTCTATGGCTTTTTGTTCATCTTCTGTATAATATGCGTCTTTATCCTTATTTGGTATGGATATTCCATCTATATTAACTTTGTAAACTGTAAATTCTTTTGAATATTTACCATTACGGTTCCACCTTATCTCTGGCCTTACTGTTATTATCACGGTTTCATGTTCTTCCACTCTTTGTATCGTTCATTCCAAGATCGTTCAAATTTGAGCACCCAGAATGTCTTAAAACGCTGTTTTAAAGTGGGTTTGTGGCCGTAATAATCCACCTCATACCACCTAGAATTCATATAGTGCAGAAAATTGTCTATTATCTTCATTATCATTGTTCCTCCTTGCTGTTAAAATGTTTTGTATGGTTTGTAGTTTTAAGGCCGTTTGGGCGTGTTCCTTTAGCCGTGCAACTACTTGCCTGTGTGTGTATTTTTTAGTAAATGCACCATGCCCAAAGGCTATTTCGTAGCACTCGTCCATGAACATTTTGTTGCGGGTCTTGTTGCTTATGTTCTGCTGTGACGACACACGGATCACGGCTCTAGGCTTTTTTATCACTAAAAAAATCACTCCTTTCTTTTGAACAAAAGTACAATATCACAGCCGTTCCTTTATACAATAGGTTTTTTTCCTCTGTTGTTTGCATTAATTTATGTTCGGCCTCCTTGCAAGATAAAGTGGTTTTTATCTCGTGTACTGAACCCGTAATCAGCCAAATATAAACAAATATTATTTCCACTTACGAGCTATTTCTTTCAATGTAACCGATATGTCTTCTATCGTTAAATTCAAATCAATTAACTCCATTCGTATTTCTTCTTGTGTTTGGTGCATAGTTTTGTCTTCTGTACCGCCTCGCATAGCAGTTGAGATTAACTCAAGCTGTTCTTTGATTTGGTTTATTCTCATTTCGTCCATCATTCTTTATCCTCCTTATTTTGGTTTCTAGAAATACAGTTCTAGTTTTTAGTTTTGCATTTTTTGCTCTCAAGTATTTTATTATGGCAGTTAAGCGTATAATAATGACATTGAAATTTTTACCTATCATTTCAAATAGTATTTATCTCTCAACTGTTGTTTTACTTTAGCCCAAAAATTCTTTGCCCATTCAGTTGTGGCCATCATATGAGCCATACTTGCTTTTGTATATCTACATACTGGACACAACTTACCTATGCAATGATTTCCTGTGTTCATATTAACTCCTTTTGTTTAACTCGTCCGTCTTTAGTTCTTTCTACATCTTGCCATTTACATTGAATGGTCGTTTTGCCTGTATCACACCATATAACAATGTCGTGTCCATAGGGCTTAGTGTATATCCAATGTTTTTGATAGGTCGGTAAAACAATAATGGTCATGCTACCTCTTGTTCTACAAAGCAGAAATACTTGTCTTCGTTTTTATGAAACACCTTACTTTTATCTTCTAAAGAATTTCTGATAAAATCATACAGCTCTCTACCTTGTTCAGTATCATTTCCGCAATTTTCTTCTTTGTTCCAAAATACTAATCTACTTTCTTCTTTGGGGTGTGCTTGTATGTAATCAAAAAAAATATAGTCAGCTAGTTCCATAACTTGTTCGTTACTTTCAATATCTTTTTGTTTAACTTTTTTTATTTTATTATTAATCCAATTGATCATTCTTTTTCCTCCTCTATTTCTACTACCATTGGAAATCCGTCCACTTGCCAACTGTCGTAGCATTGTTTTTCTATGTCATCTAAGCATAGGCTGTTTGCCTTGTCCAACGCCTCTTCTTCACTCGTTGCCCCTATGGCTATTTTATAAGCGGTACTCGTACTCATGGTTATGTCGTATATTTTCATGTTACTTTCCTTTCTGTTTATTCTTCGTGAATTGAATAGCTGAATTTGTCAGGTAAAAACGACATCTTAAAACTATCAATATATTTTATTAATTCATAAAAAGTATAAAATGTTTTTTTGTTACCTTTTTCATCAGTTATTATTATGTAATTGTTCATGCTACCTCCGTTGTTAGTTTTTCTAATAGTTCGTGCATTAAATCATAACCCATTAATTCATTGGTCAAAGAATGGTCGCCACTTGTATTTGGCGGAACATCTTTTAATGAGCCGTTGTTATATACATTTACCTCAGCAACCGATTTTAAATGAGAGTTTAAAAACTGAATTAAGTTCAATCTTGTTGCGTGGTACTGTATCCATTTATCACTCATTTAGTTTCTTCCTTTCTGTTATTGTTTTCTGTTCTGTCCCAAATTTCTATAAATCTTTTCAACCAATTTGATTGAGTTATAGTTAGGTCAGGCGTTCCTAGTAATACCTCGTCCGCACTAAATTG